AGTTAAAAGATCCATTTCCAGTAGATCCTAAAGAAACAAAGATTTCATTATCTAAGTAATACTTATCAGTAGATCCAGATCCTACAAGACTTAAAGAGAAATTATTATCATCTACTTTATGAATATAATAATCTGTAGTTGAATTAAGTCCAGAGACTATAGGAGTTCCTTTTTCATATCTAACAATCTCTCCAGTTTGATAACCATGCTTATCAATATTAATTTGATTACGAGCTGTACTAATACCACCTGAGGGGAGAGTTCTTTGCTTATTTTTATACCCTTCACCAGCATCAGTTACAACAATATTAGATACTATATTTTTCTTAGCAGCAGATTGAAGTGATTGAGTTCCATTACCATAATTTGTAAATGTTACTGTACTTACTCCAAGAAGTGCATCACTGTAATTGGTATGTAATTTAATCTTTGAATCATTTACAATCTGCACATAATATGGAGAATCAGTAACAATACCAGCAACAGCAGTTCCACCATTTGTTTTATAAATGACTTTTTCACCAGATGCAAACTTATGATAAGTAGAGAATCCTATAGTAGATCCCCCAGATGTTTCAATACCTACATCTTTTCCCCCTAATTCAGAATTAAAATCAACAGAATGAATAACATCAGATATGATTGCTTCTGCAGATGCAGGTCTTACTGGATTTCCTCCAGTAATTTTAACAATAGGGGTACTAACATAATCAAATCCCTTTTCTACAACCTTAATTTCCTTTAGATCACCTTCAACAGCGCTAGTTCCAGTTGCACCACTTCCTACCACATCCTGCATATGGAATAATGGAGGATTAATGACATCATATCCTTCCCCACCATCTATAATATCAACTTGTGTTACGTCACCATAAATTACCTGCTCTCCAGATTTATAATTAAGAATTTCTACACCATTAATCAAAATACCAGTATATCCGGTTTGAGTATCATAAGATTCCTCTTTCTTGAGGGGAGTTATAATTTCTCTATAAAGTTTTTGAGGAGATAATGATTTTTGATAATTGGGATAGTATATAAACTTATTATCAGTAACAGAACCAGAGGGAGTAATATATGTTTCATCATATAAATCTGCTCTACTTCTTCCTAATTTAATACTAGTAGGACCATCTCTATAAACATAATAAACCCCTTCCTCCATATTATCGAAGGTATTGAAGGTGGTGTCTTGAATTGTTACTCCATCAATAACTGCAGTAGAAAGTACAATAGTTGCTCCTTGATACCAAACAGGATCACCTGTGTAGAATCCATGATCTTCTTCACTATCAAAAGTGATAACCTCCCCATCTGCTGTTCCTGAGAAATCTCTTTTTTTATTATAAGTAGTAATTTCAGTCTCTTCGCCATAACTTGCTAGTGAATTAGAGGCTATTAAGACATCCCCATTAAATTTTGCATATGTATTTTGAACATTTGCAATAGAGTGATTGGGTAATATTTTATCTGGATAATTTCCTTTTAAAATTTTATTTTCTATTATATAAGATGCCCCAGTATCTACAAGAGCCTGAAGAATAACTTCACATCCAATAGCAGAAGTTTTCTTGAGTACCCTTCCTCCAGTTTTCCCTCCAATACTATCAATAAGATCTATTTCATATCCTGGTCTTAAGAAATTATCATCAAAAGTGGATACTCTATATTTTTTCTCAGTAGCATCAAGAACTACAAGAGTGTTAACATCCCAACTAGTTTTAATATTAAAAGTCCAATTCTTAGATGGAATTATCTCAGATTGTAACCCTAGAGATTGAATTTTAACGGTATCATCTACATTATAGTAATAAGTATGATTATCTAACTCAAGATCTTTAAGAGTAGTAGAAAGTCTAACTCTAATTTGATTGGAAGTAGTAATTCCAGTATATGCATATGTATATTCATTCAAGTGAACGTCTGTTTTTTCATTAATTACTGAATCTAAAGTAGTTCCAGTTCCTGTTAAGACATCAAAAAATTGATTAGATGATTTACTTCCATATGTTAATTGAAGTGGAAGTCCCCTAGAATCAAAAGTAGTTAATTCTCCAGACTGAGGGTACCCTATAGTGGAATCAACATCTAGAATAGTGGCTCCTGATCCAACAGTAGTTAAAAGTTGAGTTTTAGGATTTACTGCAAATTTTCCATAAATGGTGCCTTGGAGATCAATATCTCTCTGATATCCACCATCAATGCTTATTTGATAATATTGATTATCTCCATATAATATATTTTGAACATTAGTTACAGTTCCCCGTGCTTCTGTGGAATCTTGGAATAATGTAAGATTTTTAAGTTCTAAAGGGTCTCCTTGAACTTTCTCTACTACAAAATCTTCAGTAACCTGATAATCACTATCAGAAGGTCTAAACAAGAATTCACTAGGTCTAATAACTTTTACTTCATCACCATAGAGCGCTTTAAAGAGTATCTTAAAGGATTCATCAGTTCCTTTGGAATCATAAAAACTACTAGCACCAAAAACAAAATTTCTTTGGTCAAGATTAGTAGATAGGGTTCTATCAGAAAATCCTGGAGAAAATTGATGCTTAATCTTCTTGAAAAATTCTTTAAGAAAAAGAATATTCAAATTCTGAATTATAGCCCCTGCACTGTGCTTCTGAACAGCAGTTTCTTTAAATTCTAGTTTATCTGGGGTATTGGTCCCAACATAGGTTGTAATGCCACTGAAACCCCTTACACACCCCTCAAATTGAATATCTGTCTTGTTAGCGTAAAATATAATTTCATTATCAATTTTTATAATACCATTCTTTTCAGGAAATCCATAAGTAAAATTCGTAGAAGCACCAGCACCTATGGTGGTCTCTACGAAAGAAATGTCTGTACTTAGTGTAGTAGAATCAGAAAGATTATATAATTCGTCGACTTTTACATATTGATCTATATTCTGTATTAAATCATATGTTCCTCCCTCAATTTCTTGAGACACATAATATTGCTGCAAGAATTCTCCCAAAAGGGGAAAGTCTTCTTGAACATATGACGGAAGTTGGCTAGCAACAATATCCTGGAACTGTATTCTATCTATTGCCATTTACTTTGCTTTACTGATTGTAAATAGGGTTTCCGCGAACTAGACTGTGTTGATAGCTAGAGTTGACTAGATAATTGCTGCCAGAATTATCATTTCCTGAAGAAATTCTATCATCCACCATAGTAACATCAACGTTACTCATATCTATCTGCAAATAAAGGTCCTGCAATCCAATGACATCATTAGAATAAGGGGTAGCAGATATTTCAATTAAAGGTGCTCCACGATTTACTTCTGTGGAAATAATTTTAATGGCATTCAATTTAACTTCACCTTTAATGTAATCTATGGTTCCAACTGCTTTTTTAACAACCACAACCTCAGTAGGCGAATTTAATTTAAAGAATAATATAGAACCTGTTTTAAGATCGGGATTTGGAATGTCTCCCAAATAAAGAGTACTACTTACTCCACTCACTTTAAATCCAGAAGATCTAATATTATATCCAATAACCATGTTATCCATTACTGGAGGTTTACCATGGTTCTTAATATAGAATCTATTACCATAACAAATCTCATAATCAGCAAAGTTACCTAGAGAAGCTTCAAGATCTCTTCTCATATCAATACTAGTGATATTAGAAGTCACAGATTCATGACTATCATCAATAATTTTTTGGTATTTACTGTATTTAAATCTCCCACCAAACTTATTTAACTGAGAAGATTTAGAGTAATTTAAGATATTACTCAAAACAATAGATTTAACATAATCAGCACTAGGTGCTAAATTTGTATTATAATAAACACTGGAGGTAGATTCTATCCACAAGTATTTTAAATCAATAATCTCTGGAACAATTCCAGCAACAGAGTATTTCTTAAGATCATGAGTTATACTTCTTTTAATAGAACTTGAAAGATGTGTTCCATTATAAGGTTTAATGCTTACAAAAACCTTTCCATATTTGGGAGGACTCAAGTCCTCTCCGCCAAAGGCAGAAACAGATTCTGCTTCAGGATAAACTTGAGGAACAATTGCCTCATAATCAGCAGAAGTAACTGCTCTATTTTGGGAGGAAAAAATCTGAGTAGCGTATTTTTTAACTGATTCTACACTTTCAATAGATGATCCACCATAAGATGCTATTTCTGTAGTAACAACAGAAATTCCTGTAGTAATAGGAGAATCATTTTGATCTAATAATTGTGCAGCAAAAGAAAATTCTGAAACATTATTACCCAATTCTCCACTTGAAACTACATAAGTGGCTTCAATATAAGATAAAGACTCTTCACTTAATTTCATTCCAAAAATTCCATCCCCAAATAGCAATTCATATCTTTCATTTTCTATTTCTTGAAGGAAGTAGACTGGTGTAGTAGAATTTACGTCATGTAGACTACTAAATTGCCTAAATGTTCTAGAAAGACTAGAATTTTCATCTCTTTTTACAACAACTTTAAGAAGACTGGTATCTATACCTGTATTGTTTAAGTTATATCTTTGATCTGGTGTTCTTGCACTAACTGTAAAATTCTGTTTAACATAAGTGCCTTCCCATATAGGAATATTATTAAAAACTGCAATTCCGTCTGAGTTTACAGTAACTTTAGTTTCTTCTAAAACAGAAAATACAAAAGCTTGTTTTCCAAATAGTAAACTAGATGTAGCAACAATGCCTGGTTGCAACGTTATAGTAGATACATTATTATCTGCAACATCTACTTCAAAAGAAATAGTTGCTGTTGCTGCTTTACGTGATCTTGGTACATACCCTATATTCCTTGCCAGAGACACCACGTTCTCCCTGAGGGTAGCACTATCAATGAATACCTCATTAGATACCATATTGGCATTATAAGAGGAAATATAGGTATTATAGGCAAGAGCGTCTATGATTGTAGATAGGTTTGATCCTTCAAAATCATAATCAGTAAAATTGCTGTTCGCTTTCAAATAGTCTCTTATAGAGACTTTAATCTCATCAAAATCGATATTACTGAAATTAACTAGCGGCATTTATCTAGTGGGTTCTAGTGCGAATGAGAGTTCTTGTGGGGGTACGTCAATACCAACAACATAATATTGAATTTGTACGTCAAATTGGTTATCATCAGGATTTTCCTTTACAATAACTTCATTGAGTTCTACTCGAGGTTCAAAATTTTCTATAGTATTGACAATTTCTGACCTAATAGTAGATGCAGTTATTTTATCCATCGTTTCAAATAACAAATTAGGCACCCCTGAACCCAATATAGGGCTAAAAGGACGCTCTCCAGGTATTGTCATAATAAGATTACGAATAGATCTTGCAATGGCGTTAGTATTTTTAAGCTGTATTAGATCCCTATTCAGAGGATTAATCTGAAAAGTGGCACTAATATCTTTAAATGACTTACTTACCCTTTGGACAGGCACTTATTGTTACAAGAATTCTACCTTATTTAGTCACTAAAATTCATTTAAGGTAATTGAATCAGTTTCATACTCCAATCCATCTTCTTCGTCTATAGAATAGAGGTCATTATGGGCAGAAACCTTATTCTTTTTGGGAGTAGATCCATCATTTGCTATTTCTCGTAGCATTTTTTGGTGCTGATGATTGCCTAAGTTGTCTAAAAAATCATTTGCCATGGTTTTCAATCGTCGTAAACTTTACATTCGTCTGCATCAGGGTGATTATCACAATAAACTTCTAAATGTTGGTCCTGATGTCTTGTATGCCAATCATTAATCTTAGCATCGCTAGGATCAACTACATCATCTTTATGATATTCATCATAATAAGCATGGGCAGATTCCAAATCTGCCTTAGTATACTCGTGCATACCATGATTTACGTGTTCTTTACCATCTTGAGGGTCCAAATAAACCTCGTGGTCTAAATCATGCTTTACTTGAGTCATAATTAATATTCTCCTAACAGTACTATTTACCATAGAAAAGTGTTTTCGATCCCCAACCTAGAGTTTTTCCGGGATTTTTTTAAAAAATACTAAAATATATGAAATTCGCCAAAAAATAAGCAATTACAAAGGATGCACCAACTGTAAATTGCTGTAAAAGTATTAACCATCATTGAATTTTACCCCTTCGCAATCAGGTTTGGAACAATAATACCTTCCGTCCCCTTCATTTTGGGTCAAATATGAACATTCTTTAGTCCAGTCATCCATTGCTTCTCTAACAATGGACTTAATTTCTCTCCTAAACCAGTTTGGTAAGCGTACAGTCATTTTCCTTGCCCTCGATACCTCTTTTTAGCCTGATTTCTACTAGAAGCAGTATATTTTGTATGATTCCCTTGACCCTGACGGGTCTTTTTAGGGACAGTCTCAATATAATCTGAAACTCCTAGTGCTCCTCTCTTAACTTTGGCCATTAATTACCTCCCACGTGTCACAATCTGCTTTTTCATCATCAATATAACAGCTAACTTTCATATTAACTGACTCTTCTGTTGCTTTTACTCTATAATCTACTTTATCTCTATGAGAAAGTTCAGTAAGGACCTCAGCAACAAGGTCCCATAAGGAACGACTAGATAACCCTTTGTTTTTCATGACCAACTCTGATTCTAGGATCACACCAGATTTCAAATCCAGCATCAATTGCATCTAAACAGAAGGAAACATCTTCCCCACACATATCTTGAACTGCACCAGATTCAAAGACTTGCATCTTAGGAGCAAACCAAGGATACTTCATTGCTTCACTTTCAAATACACCATGTTCAATCATAACCCAACCAAAACCAGTGTAATCAACAGTGAAAGGCTTCTTCCTCTTAGAGATACCTTCAACCATCTCATGGTTCATAACGCCACCATTGCTACGGAAGTCGTCTTCATCTAACCAGTGTGCAACAGAGGTGGTACGTCCATCCTCAGTAGAATACCAACCAGAAGAAATAGGATGCTTCTTAGAATCATCAATAGAACCATCTTCATTAACTGAATCAGCAGGGAATGCTACATCACATAGTTGCCAGAACTTATCACTAGTAAAAACAATATCACTATCAATCCAGAGTTGCCAATCATACTTAAGCTTACCATCCCAAGGTATTTGATCTGGTCCTCTTAATACATTTGCACCTAAACACTTACAACGTGCAAAGTTAACCATAGAAGAGTAATCTTGTGATATCTGAATACTCATTCCATTCTGTACCATATCAAAGCACAGTTGAACAAAATTCTTTAAGAAGACATAAGATACTCCTCTGCCTGGTAAACAGAATACAATAGTCTTACCCCTCATCCTTGCTTTAATAGCATCAATATCCCATTCAGGTTTTTCTTGTTTATTACCTTTAATTTGTGAGGGAGATTTTGCTTTTACAGTAAATCCTTTAGCCATGAAATAATGCTCTCCATTTCATCATATTATATCAGTTTATTTAGTGATTGTCAATGTCAAGTACTAGGGGAAGGATACCCATCCTGTTGTTAATATTTTAGTTTCTTTAGGTGCAGAAACG